TTCTTATACAGGAGTTCGTAGATTCTGATCATTAAATCCTTCACGCCAGTTTCTGCAAAGTTTCTCGCCACAAGCTCCACACGACTCTGCGCTGCTGACATAACAGCGTTAACAGCGGTAGCGGTCGTATGCGAAGTCAGGGCGTTCTCATTCATCCCCTGGCTCATTCTGGATACACCCGCTCTCGATTCTCTTACACCATCGAGGTACTCAAGCATCTGAAAAGTATAAGGCTCAAGTGAGGGGGTTGCCAAAGGGGTTACGGCATTCGGTGATTTGACTCTAACCACTCCGCCTGGGCGTTGGGTTAAGAGGTCATCAAGATTCGCCTGACCCTCAAGGACTGCGTACCGACCAAAGTTCTGGTTGTACATATTGTCCATGAGGTTTCTCATTAACGTACTCTTCATTAACTGAAGGTCCATAACGAGGTCAGCCATAGACAGGCCATAGAACTTATGCGGAATCTTTACTGGGGTCAGAGAGACAAAGGGAATATTATCAATCTCTTCGTTGGCAAGAACGGTAGAGCCGACAGTACAGACCTTTCTTAATTCGGTAATACCATCGTCATTGTAGTCTGTTTGAAGATAGGATTCATGCAGCCAGTAGGTTCTTAATCCATCCTCTCCGTAAGTTGCATCACCCCAACCTTCCCAGTATTTGGCTGACTTATCAAACTGGAATCTTTCCAACCTTTCTGTGGAGAAATCTGTCATATCTTCTGAAGCGCCCTTCAAGTCTTCTACATCAAGGTCTTTCTCTGGGTACATCTCCCTCAATTCAGAGAGGGTCTTTAAGACTCTATGGCAGACGAATCTAGCTTCGGGAATGCTCTTCGCTTCTCTGTTAATCAGGAACTCAGAGGGTGGGACATTCTCAATCTTTATGCGGCCGTCATAGTCCTTACGTTTAATAACGAGATCATGGTAAGGTTGCCCCTCTTCGGTAATCTCTGTATGCTCTATTACCTCAACATCGTCATCAGAGATGATAGCCATTAAGGAGACTTCATCGAGGTTATGATACTCCTCTCTTTCCTCTTTCTCGTAATCCTCCCACCAGACCTTTACAATTCCGTTCTTAGATAATAGTGCATCAGTAAACCATGAATAGAGAATCTCCCAACCAGGATTGTCTTTTGTGAAGACATAATTAACGTAATCTGAAGCCTGTTCAGCCATCTTTACGTCTTCTGGTCCATGCGGAGAAAACTTCACCATTTCATCCCCGGATGCGAAAACGCGCATAAGGGATGGCTTAATCCATTCAATCGTATCCTGTACAGTAGAGTCTACGAACTGG